CAGTTACTGGATCAATTGACGATGGATCTGGCAAAATACCTTTATTGATTTCATCTTCAATTTGTAGATCAAGTTCAATGATCTCAGAATCGGTTTGACGAAGAACTCTCTTACGAACATATTCGGTAGAGTAGTATTTTCCAATATATGGTTCCATTGTTGCAAGAATGCCAAGTCTATTTTGAATTAACTCAGATTCTTTCAATTCTGCAAACTGATTATCATAAAGGAAGTCATATTGAATATGATCCTTCATCGTTTCCCAATCTTCTGGGGTACAGACATTCTTCAGAATCAATTGAGTTCTGAGCATATCGTTGAACATTTGAGCAAAACGCTTTCTCAAACGACCAACAAATTTTGCAAATTTCAATTCGTCACGAAGAATTTCTGATGATCTCCCCAAATTAAAACCACCATCAGCAGCGATTCTAGACTCAGGTACACCAAGTGCTCTATACAACTTCTTTTGGAAATACTCAATATCTGAGAGTTCTCCTAAATTCTGACCACCAGGAAGAGTTGTTATTTCAGTTCCTCTACCACCTTCTCTACGAGGTAACCAGAAATCTTCCAGCATACTCATAAACTTTTTGTCGTCACGAACTTCGCCAGTTTGTGCGTTATAGACTAGTTTATTTCTATAGCGAGACATAACCTCTTTGAGGTATTGCTCTGCTTTTACTTTTGGAAGATTGCCAACATCAATATAAAAAATACGACGCTCGGGTGCGCGGGAGAGACGATAGATAACAAGCGAATCCTCAATCATTCTCAGTTGATTGAGTGCTTTAATTGCTTTATGCAGATATGATAGAACTGTATTCTTATTTCTATCTACTAAACCAGAAGTGCAATAAGTTACAGAATCTTTTGCAATTTTTACAGACTTTCCTTTACCATTTAAAGATCCTGTTGGATAATTTGGTGATGGAGTATACTGGAAAAACTCTTCAAACTCTGGTCCATTAGCAAAATCTTCATTAGATTTGCCATTTAAATTTATCTTATTGCCTACTCGTGCAAATCCAGTATCATATCTAGTCTCGTCTTTCTTTTCTTGGCGAATATACTTGATCTTTAATGGATCAATATATCTAAGTTCTTTGATACCTTCTTGAGGTGCCTTTTGATCAATTACTTTTAAATAATATACTCTTCCATCTACATACCAATTTCTAAAAATTTCGTGTGACTTTCTATCGAAATCTAAAATTTCTTTGAGATACTTGAACTCTGATCTGATTCTTTTCTTAAGATTGTCGCTTGCATTCAGATTTGATAGTTCGATTTCTACAGGAGAATCATAAAGATCGCTAACGATTGCCTCGTTAACCACATCTTCAATAGCACCATCCGCTTCGGGATGGAGGGACATTTCTCTATATCTTCTAATTAAATCATGTTCTGTTTTATAGACACCTTCAATATCGACATATTGTCCATAAAATCCACTACTAATATAGTTATCAACCCCGTCCTGATTAGTTTCAGGAACGGGGGAAATAACTGAAGGTGACTTGTTTTGCTTGTCGTCAATAGAAAAACCAAAAAGTTTGGCCATAATAACTTAAAGTGCCTATTACCTTCTTCTATTTAGTTGATGTCTTCACCGCCAGCATTTGCGCCGCTGCCCTTAGTAGCTTCCCACCACTGAACTTGAAGTTCAACAGTGAATTCTTGGATACCTTGAGCATCATAAGAAAGTTCGATTGGTGATACCTGAGTCGGGAATACATCGTAAAAACGATATGATCTCAGAGTAGAACCGTCACGATCTAACTGATAAACGTAAGCATCTGATTGATAATCTGCTGGATTAACCAGACCAGTATTATCAGATACTCTGTTAATCGTATTCATCCAACGCTCAAAGGCAGAGCGGATTGAAAAGTCCGTATCGTTCAGAACTGTAACGGTCCAAGAATCGAAGGTTCTATCACCTGCGATTTTTAGAACACGACCTCTGAAAGGTACTTCGATCTGAGCAATGTTAGATGCAGGCATATTTGCACCTTTGACCAGGAATCTTGATTTCTCAAGAACTACTGAGTCAGGTTGCGCTGTATCAGGGAACTGAAGAACGACTTCAAAGAGGTTGGCGCGAGCGCCACCACCCGTTAACTTACTCTTGAAGTCGGTAATTTTCCTTAGTGGGGGTGGATTAATTTGATTTCTAGATGGCATTTGAGTTAACCTCTACTTGAATTAAACGGAGCCGATTACTTCTTCAAAAGCAACACCAGTTCTGGTGGCAATGAAGGTAAGACCAATGAAGTTGATCGATCTTGCTGGTTTGATGAAGATGTCCGCTACAAACTCATTGCTATCGATAACGGCAGCAGTATTGTTTGTTTCATCACAAATAACAACATAATCTTGGATACCTCTCTTAGACTGAACGTCACGGAGGAATGGTTCAACAATATTTACAAAGTTAGTTCTTGTAATTTCATCGTTGAACTCGAACAGGAAGTCCTTAGCAGCAGCGGCGATTGCATCTTCTAAGAAGATAAACAAGCGACGAACGTTGATTCTATCGAATGCGGAAGACTTACCAAATCCAGTTTTATCACCAAATAGGATAATACCTGCTCCAGGAGAGAAGATAATTGGATTGATTCTGTTAGAGTACAGAGCGTCTCTTTGCTTTCTACCTGGATTGTATGCCAGTTTGACAGCATTGAGAATTGCACCTCTTGAAGTTCCAGCAGGTGAGAACCAAGGGAACTGTTGAATATCAGTTCTAGCACAAGTGCCTGCGATGTCTCCATTTAGAGGAACATAACGGAAAGTATCGTTGAAGCGGTCGTACATATACTTGTAACCACTATCAAATATGCCGTAAGTTGTAGAACTTAGTGGTGCATAGAACCCAAGAACGTTATTAGTAATAGTGTCAACATCATTGACAGTTACTGTTCCGACTTGACTATCACTCAAGAATGCTGCTCTATATGGCGAAATGAATGCAACTGCATCTTTTCTTTCTTCAGCAACTGCAATGCACTTTTGTGCGATTCCTTGAGAAGTTTCTTTATCATACTTGGCAGATCCCATCAGAATGAAATCTACTTCAAACTCTTCAGTGTTTTCAAACTTAGTGAGACCTGAAATAATATCATCGGCACCACAATCCAAAGAACCTGCGCTAGTTAAATTGGTTGAACCGCCATAGTTTCTACCACCTGCCATTGCAAGTGAAAGTGAACCGCATCCACCAAAGTTTACACCATCTGCATTTTGATCCCAACCAGTGTCAGCATCAAGTTCCGATTGTGCTCTACCATTGTCGGCGAATGCAATTGCAGTTGTTCCTGCAGGTGCAGAACCACCAAAGATATAGCGAGAGTTGGTATAAAGGTACTTTCTCCAATAAGAAGGAGAACCTACAGAATATTCAGCATCCTTTGCTTTGGAAAGGTTGAGGTGCTTTTCTAGGATTGAACCTGCATTTCCAGTAACCAATCCCTTGTCATCAATAACGACAACATGAACTTCATCAAATCTAGAGTTTCTATTTGCAGCAAACTCAGAAGTTCCGGGACGGTTTGATAGTTGATCCCACTCAAGTTTAGCTGGATCACCGTTAAAGTCAGTAGAACTCAGTTCAATATACTGATTTTCAAACCAGTCTTTTTCAGTAGTGTAAGAACGAGTTGCTAAAGGTGCTTCGAGGACAGCAGTGTCTGTGGTATGAATACCAATGCTTCCTACGTTTGTGAGGGCATATACACTGTTCTGAGTGTAGTCTGCATTGCTTACTGTTCCTGCAGCAGAAACGTGTGCAATAAGTTTTGTGGATATTTGACCATCACCAACTTCAGTGATAACACCTTGGAAGAATCCATCGATTGATCTTGTTCCACCTGTCGCTGCAGGAACAGTTGCTCCTGAAGTAACTGCCTGTGTAAATCCATAACCAACGTTAATATTGGCAGTAGAGATTCCAGTCAGAATTTGATCCGCCTTGGCATCAATAATTCCAATTCTGATTCCGTTTGCCCAAGTTCCTGGGTTTCTTGCAGCAACTGTTACGTTGGTAATTGAATTGTCATCATATGCAAGTTGCTCATAATGTTCAGTACTCTTGATTCTTATGCTGGTTGCTGAACCAACATATGCATTTTTAAGTCCCGTTCCATTAGTGATATCAAAATCATCTGCTCTAGAAACTCTCAGAGTTCCTCCGTAAGCAAGATAGGATGATGCAACCATCCAACTCTCATAATGCTTATCTGTTGAATATGGTCTGCCGAAAGTGTTTAAGAGATCGTCCTCGTTTTCAATAAACTGTGGAAGATCTACAGGTCCCTTGGCAAAAGGAGCAACAATCGCCCCAATAGAGCCAGAGACTGGATCGACTCTTCCAATAGTTAAGTCAACTTCTCTTACTACAATTCCAGGAGATGCTAAATTTAGTGGCATCTTTTTTGTTCTCCTTGGTCCAGAATTACCTGAAATTATTTATCAAAAAGGGCATTTTGAATGGGGAATCTAGACGTGAAGTCTACCAATCTGGATATTCCCAAACATTATTATCCTTTTTAACTCTTTTTTTAGTACAATCTTTACACTCATAAGAGTATGATGATACGACAGGACCTCTATCTTTTCTAGTCCTATAAAATCCATCAACTAAATTTTTCATTTCACCACAAGTTCTACATTTTCTTTCGTAAAGAAGTAAATGTCCTAATTTTAGTTGACTATCTAAGTCCACTAGTAATAATCCCACATATATGATTTATCTCCATATTCATCAGTATGCCAACGATCACCATTAGTATCTGTAAATGAAACTTCACCATTAATTCCATCATCTAAAAATCCAAATGGTGCCATATCCTGTTCAATTTGATTTTTCTGCTCATCATAAATTTTTTTACGGACATCAGTATCCGTCATCTCTTTAAAGTAATCTTGTGCTACCAACCAAGAGAAGATAACAAGGCACATTGCCAAGTCATCATTACATCCCTCTTCCGCTTCAAACGAATTGTGTTTTTGAGCAAACGTCGTAAGTTCAGATATGATCTCATAATCAAGAGTCAACAACTTATCATCTTCCAAAAGAGTTTTTAAGTTTGAACAACCAAGTCTCTTTACCTGCGCTGTTGTTCTAACTCCCATTTGAGATTTTTTACCCGAAAATCCATGACCAACAACTTGACCAGCACGACCTCTCATTGCTGCCATTAGCATATTTTCATATTCTAAATCATAATGAAGAATACTTGCTACTTGCTCACCAATATCATTAACTTCAATCAATACCCAAGCATTATTATACCCCTTTAAAGTTTCTTGAATCACATTTGGGAATAACATTGGTTTGATTTCATTATTCCTATACTTTGCTACAATTTTGTAAGGAAATTCTGTAATATCAAACACTACAAATGCAGAGTAGTCATTACCCAAACCACGAGCAACGTCTACAGTCATAAGATAATTGTGTTCTGGTCTTGGTTTTTCGTAAATATCTAATCCAGCGTTTCTTTGGATGGGATCTTCATAGACTAGATTCCTGAGTTTTGCCGGATTTATAAGGGTATTGACAGAACCAAGAAACTCACACTCGAACTCGACTTTGAATTGCTGTTCTGATGTGTTAGCAATCGTCTGTTCTTTCCATACTTGATCTCTTCCAGGAACCTCGGACCAATGAACATCAGTTGGAATGTATTCATTTTTACCTTTTTCTGAGTCGTGCCACATTCGGTAGAAATGATTCATACCGCGTGGCGTGGATACAATGATTACCTTCGTGCTTTGTCCAGAAGAAATAGTAGGATAAACAGAGGCAAAGAAGTCATCAGCAATGTGATTCGGGATGAACGCGAATTCGTCAAGAAAGATGACATTATAGGATCCGCCTCGGACAGCAGATGACGAAGTAGAGTTAGATGAAATTTTGGATCCATTTTCAAGTTCTAAACTACCTTTGTTCCAAGATATAATACCCTGCTGCATCCACTTTGGCAAATTTTCATAAGCAAGTTGTAATCTTTGAAGGAGATCTCTTGCAGTAGATGCCTTGTTCGCCAAAATTGCAATATTAACATTATCGTTAAAAACTGCATAGTGTAAAAGATATGATATACACGTTGTAGACTTACCAGTCTGTCGTGGCATTTTGCAGATATTAAATCTATTATCATGGAAGTTTTGAATCAACTTCTCTTGAAAAGGATACATATCAAAATTAACAAGACCATAATCCAGAGATACAATCTTGATATAATTTCTTGCAAAATAAACAGGGTCATTCTTACATCTGATAAACTCAATGACCTGCTCCTCTGTAAATTCGTGAGGAGTATTTGCTTTTTTTAGATTCGGATTACCAAGATAAATGTTATCACTCATAATAAAACTCCTAAATCAACATCTCCAGCGTTTACGTGCCTTACAGATTTTTTTGTCTGGGGTCTTTGAACAATCAATATTATGCATCTTCATCTGACCTTTAGAACGACTGCAATAGTTCTTACGGCGATTGGCATCTTTACTTCCCTTTTTAACTTTACCAGTTACTGCAGTCTGTAACTTTGAACCTGGATTTTCGCGCTTATAAGCATTTACAGATTTCTGACTCATACCATCAACACCGTCTTTACGGTTTGATTTTTGCCAGTCTTCCTTTACCTCTTGCTTACCATAAGTTTTGCAGGGATCTTTTCCACAACCACAGTTCTTTTTCTTTTTTTCTTGCAGATCCATATCTGATTTCCAATCAGAGAAGTGTGCTTTTACACAATTTGGATATCTCTTTCCAAACATTGTCTTCATACCCTTTTTCTTATATCCTTTCCAACACTTTTCATCAAGATTAGCAGCAACTTTAGCAACTTTTTTAGATTGCTTT